AACTCTACGGGGTCTGGCGATCCGGTAACTCTAAAGAAAACTGAGTCCGGTCCAAACCGCTGGAAGCATTTATAACACATCTGTAAAACCTCTGCGGAATGCTGTAAAAACTTATCCACTAAGAATTGTTTACGTACTTGAGAAATCTGAGATGTTTCATCTAGTCCACATAATCTATCCGCTTGAGCCTCCATTGTTTTTTCAATTTCAATGGAACCAACTGGAGAAGGAGGAGTTGGAGCAAAGTCCAAGTCTCCCTTTCGGCGGTAAGGTATCATCCTTCCGGGACCCCAATCTGTTGGTGCTTGACCAACTGGGTGAAGAATCGGAGGTAGAGTGGCTAGACTGTTTCTATCAATACGTGAGTCCCTTTCTACTTTTACTTGATTCTGAATGCCGCGAAGGATGTCTGGAATAGTTTGAGTATCATAGAGCCTCTTACTATCTTCAGAAAGTTTTGTTACTACTACTGGATAATCTTCGTAGCCATTCAATAGCTCGAACTTAGCGTAGCCTTCACTGTACTCCTTGTGGAAGACTGTACAATAAATACCTTCGGAACCATCTTCGGGATCAATCAATCGCTGGTATCCGTATACAATTTCAATTAACTCATTTGCTTCATAAGCGTTGTCAGTTAATGATGTACTTCTACGACCTTCTTGCTCTCTCTCGATGCTATCAATGTTTA